TTCCCTAGATGCAAATGATACATTTTGCTGTCATAATTGGTTTACCTACTACTAGAGAAAGCGGGTAAGCCTATGGGACTTAAGGAACTGCGCAAACAAGCCGACTTAACACAAGTTGAGCTAGCCAAGCGCACTGGAATAGCGCGAACAATCATCAGCAGTTATGAGACCGGGCGGCGAGACGTTCGGAACATGACTCTTGAAAACGCTTTGAAGATATCCAGTGCACTCAACTGCCAACCGAGCGACCTGATGCGTTAAAAGAATGCGGCTAAGTAGCGCCAACTACCTAGCCGCGTGCCTTAAGTTGAAAGTTCTCTAACCAATCAATCAAATCGAGGCTGTGCTATCTTAGCACGCCTCACATGGAAGTGAGGAACCATGCGTAAAATTCTGGCGGCTTCAGCCGCGTTAATCACACTTTTCACCCTGTCCGCTTGCGGTAGTGATACCGCGAACATCCCGCAATGTGAGAACGAAGACGGCTCGGGTCAAGCTGGACTCTGCTACTGGGATAGTGCTCGAATGGGCAACGGACGCGGTACCGGCCTGTACATCTACCAAGACGGCGTGCTAATCGGCGAACGCTACTAACTTTCAATCAGATTCAATCAGTCGCGCGGCTGTCTCCGCGCTTCATCAATTCAAGGGAGATTCCATCATGGAAAACTATGACTACTTCGCAGACGTCCAAGATGACGTGCTGGAATGGCTTGATGATAACCACGCGGACTACAGTGATATGGACGTGGCCCGGGATGACTGTGAGACGGACGTTACCGGCAACGGGGACGGAAGCCATACGTTTAGTAGGGAGGCTGCCGCCGCGTACTCACGTGAGTTTGTTTTCAGCGAGGAATGGACGGACTTCATCAGCTACTTACCTGATTGGGGTACGCCATTGGACACCATTATGGCTGACCCAGAAACGTTCGACGTGTATATCCGCTTGTACGTTTTCGGTCAGGTGTGGAATTACGTGACTACATCGATCGATGACTGGGCTGACTTAGACATGGCCGCGCTACGTAAGGCGGTGGCCTGATGGAACGCTCTTACATACTTGACACGCAGTACACCACTCAAAAGTCGTTCGGCGGTAAGGCGGTCGTTGAAGTTTGGCGCAATAATCTCGGTTTAGATTATGAGCTTTTCAGCTACGGTACGCACGTCGCCACTGTTTTTGATAACGGCTTGAACGGCACGTATCAGCTGGAACTTGAAGATACATGGTCGTATTCGAATACGACTGTGAGGCATGTTCGTGAGTTTATCCAGCAATTCGGCTGGAAACGCATGACGAAAGCCGAAATTGGTGAATTGTACGGCAAAACTGTCTGCCGTAAATACCGCTGACCTGACTGCGATAGCGTGGCGCATGTTCCGCGCTTCATCAATTCAAGGGAGATTCAACAATGTCTATTGAGGAAATGTTGGACGCGCTGAAAGATGATTACGGTGTGTCCGAGCAGACTTTGCAAGTTGTCACCAATATCAATGGCTACAGTACCGACACCATGCATGACGTGCTGTACGCGGTAGCCGCCGAACGTCACTTCGATGGCGAGGTGGCATGATGGCACGCTACTTCTACGCTTTCCGCTGGGCTTATGGTATCGGCACGACATGGGATGATGGGTCATGGCCTGGGAGTCTCAGGGTGTTTGATTCGAGGGCTGAGCGTGACGCTTGGGTTGCCGACGACGTTTTTGATGGTAACTGGCATTGTGAGGCCATTACGGCAAAGGAGGCGCGTCATATCATGGCGGACACTGTTATCGGTTGCGACAATGAGATGATCGCACGGTTCGACGGTAGCCGGTCGGCTGTCGAACGGTACGCGCCTACCGCCGAATTGGTCAGGGCATGGCGGCGTATCGACATGCAACTTAACCCAGTTGCGTATATGGGTGAGTGATCGACCATGATTGACCATTACCGTTGCAAGTCGTTTCCCGTGGCTGTTGCCACTCAATCGCATTATGAGGCCAAAGGTTATCCCGTGGAGCTAGTCCCGTGGGGTAGGGGCTACATGGTACGAGTCCATCGTTAATAAATCGTTGTGGGGCATGGCGTTGTGGCCGTGCCCCTCTTGTTTAAGGGAGATTCAAAATGTCCATTACCGTTAAAGATGTTGCCGACATGGTGGAACGTGTTGACGAAAAACTATCGCCATTGACGCGCTATGACGGTTTCCAACCCTATGAGGGCATCTATCGCCTTGGCGACTGGGGATATGTGACGGAAACCGAATATAACAAGGCTTTCGAGCATGAAGATGGTTGGGCGCAAGACGCTTACATTTTGGACGGTAACGGTGTGAGCCATACCCGCATTAGTCAGCTAATTAACGAAGACGATACCGGTAAGGCAATTTCCGATTACATCAATGAGCGTTTCAACAATGACCAAATGGACGACGTTTTCTACACCGAAGCCACCGAAGAGGGTGAATGCTGAGAGTCTTCTAGCCGCCTACTTATTCCAGAAAATCAATCAAAATCGAATCTTTACAAGTGAGGTAAACCAAAATGAAGAAGCTGACCAATGACCCGTCGCGTAACGTGAATGCCGTGAGCGGCATGTGGGTGCGGTTGCGCAAGGATGGCTCGAAATATGATGTTCGGTATGTGAACGCTCGGGTTAGACGAGTCTGGTCACTTTCCCAGACTTCGCAGGGCACGGCGTGGAATGTTCAGGCCAAGGGAGTCCAGTATGAGGACTTTTTGAATGGCATGAGGTCAAGCTCCGTTGACCTTGAGCATGGTTGGATGCTCATACCCGATTCCGAGCGTATGAAGACAGTGCCGGTGCCGGTACCTACCGGAATGGACGCTAAAACGGTTGGCGGCATTGTCGCGCACCCATCGATCGATGCAAACTGGAAGTGTGAGGAGGAACGCTTCACGAGCAATGTTCAGTGGCCGGTGCCTATGCCCGAGGACGCGATATTGGAAGACGAGTTCATGGATGATGAACCCGCGCCGGATACACAGGAGATTCCCGAAGTGCCGCCGAAGGTGAACAGTTTCGCCGTCTCCTATTGTACGATGCCTGACCTGATGATGGCTAAGGAATGCCCCGAATTGCAAGGTTTGGGCCCTATCCGTCACTTCCGTACCAGCAAGGGCCGCAAGGTGGCCTACGTTGCTTCGGCCAATGGCAGGTGCGTTGTCGCCTACCGTGCCCGTTATGAGCGTGGCAGTGACAGGCAGTTGGAAAAGGCGGTGGCCGATTACGTGGCTACCGTCCGCGACAAGTGGGTTAAGGCGGCGTGACATGAGCGAGATTCGGGAGAAAGCCGTACGCCTGTTGTTGCAGGCGGCTTACGAGATGGCCGCCGATAACGCGGATAGCGTGGCGGATATCTTCGACTGCCAGCATGGTTTTATCGATGATTTACGCCGTCGTGCCATGCTGAAGCTGGACAAGCCATACACCGCGCCGGACTTCGATACTGCGGAACAGCAGATAGCCGAAACCGGTTTGTCGTTGGACATGCTCGACAAGAGGGCGCGTGAGGCGTTCTCACAGAAGTATTCCACCACGTATGACCGGTATGAGTGCGCTATCGGCTGGTGCATCGACGACATGCTGGGGTGGGAATGATGGAAGTCAAGATACCCACTAGCAAGATTCGTGAGGTTCTGGAGTCCTCTGGCTATGCGTATACGCCGGATAATATCGCGGCGGTACGCGCAACCATTCCGCTTCACACGTCTGATCTGATTCTGGCGGCGTTGAACGCCACCGATTTACCCGACAAGCGGTTTGCTTTGCCGCTGTTCTAAGTTCTTGCCGTCCAGCTTTTTCCTCACTTCCGCTGGGCGGCAACCCATTTTTTGCTACAAGCCAAATCAATATTTCTTTAGGAGATTATTATGAGCGCTTCAATCAAGCTCACCGTTTATGGCAATTCGACGCCGCTGAAAGGCTGGAGGCATGAGGATACCGTGCATACGTGGCTGTATCCGAATGCCACTTCGGATATGGTTGACATGCTGGACGCGCTGGAATCAGGTGTCAGTCATGACGATGGCTACGATGAATGCGACTATTTCTCGTTGGATGATTACGACGAGTTTCGGGATGGTCTCACACCCGAGTGGCGCGAAGTGTTCCCCGCTTTGCCTGACAATTGGGTTGGCAGTGACGCTGAAATCAGAATCTACTGGTGAAAACTCATATCTCATTCCTAACCCAATATGGTATATGATTGATACCATCTGTTAACCATTAAGGAGGTTGTTATGGGTAAGCTGGTAGCCAATGTCGATGATGACGTCAAGGCGCGCGCCGCCGCGCTCTACGATTCCATGGGCATGAGCCTGAGCACCGCCGTCAACATGTTCCTACGCCAGTCTCTGGTGGACAACGGGTTGCCGTTCAAGCCGACGCGGCACACGCCGGACGGTTATCCGGTGCCGCCTGTTCACAATGCATACATGTTCGAGCGTTCGGAGAAGGGCCATGTGATACTGCCCGCCGATTGGGATGATTCGGAGGATGATGTCTATGACCAGTACGCCAAGTGAACCGCGCCTGTATGACGTGTGGCTGATGTGGGTCGAGTTTCCCGACCATCCCGGTATCGGGAAGCCGCGTCCGGTGGTTATCACCGAGGTTGACGGTGATCTGGTGTCGGGTATCGTGGCGAAGATAACCGGCAACACTGATTGGGATGAGGCCGGTGACGTGCCGCTGCTCGACTGGAAGGCCGAGGGGCTGTTGAAGCCGTCGCTCGTGCGCTGTTCGCAACGCTTCTACTTCAACAGGAGCGAACTGCTGCAATGGTTCGGACGACTCTCGTTGAGGGACGCGGAGCATGTTAACGACGGATTGGAAGCCACGTTGGACATTCCACCATACAGGCGGAGCGTATAGCCGTTATCGTTTTCATGGCTTCATGGACTTGTTCTATGGGGCCATTCTTATAGAAACCATCATTTAGAACCGCATCATAGGGCTTTCTATGGTGCGGTTTTCACATAAATCAGCATTTAGACGGGACTTTAGAACTGTCTATTGTCCCGTTAATCGTTTTACCGAACAATAACAAGGGAGTTTCCATCATGAATGAAGAAACCGAAGTCTACACGATTTACCAGCGCGTGACGCAGATCGAGACACGTCACGTCACCGCGCCGAAAGGCTTGACGTTCGACCAGTTGAGCGACTGGGTTGACGAAAACGGTGTTGAAGACCTGTTGGACATTGATGAACTGGACAACGATATGGTCAGCGCCGATTACGAGGACGGCTCTCATGTCAAGAGAAACTGGGCGAAATGATAACCGCAATCTACCGTTATGAGCGTTTCGACCCCGCCGTCAACAAGGAGTTGTGGCGACGCATACCCGGCTGGAAACTACGTTTCACGTGGTTGAAAGCATGGCTGGAACGTGATAAGGCGGCTCGAATCGGCTACCGGGCGTGGTTGTACGCGCGTGTTTCGAGTGGCGGAGAGTGGCTGACCGGCGACATGTTGGACTGGAATCAGGAGATTGTCAAATGAACGATTATTACAAGTTCCTCGGCTACACGGCCGATTATCGAGCGCGTTACGCGCGTATGACGTGGTGGAAGCTGCGCCGGCAATGGTTCAAGGATGTTATCGACGCGGTGAAACGGAAACTGGCCAGTCGAGACGATACTAATCTTCGTGCCGTTCTCGACTACAAGGAATGGCGAAGCAATCAGGATTTTGAGAACGGCTACTGGTTCAACGGAAACGAGGTAATCAAATGAGTGAAACGAATGACCCGGCATTAGACCATGCCATGAACTCGTTGCGTCGGTGGCAGCACGCGAAACGTATGGAGAACGCGCTACGCGAAGTCTTGAAATATTACGACGAAGCAGGGGAGGCCGGCGAGAACTATGAGCTTGACCCGGATAATCTCAGCAAGTTCGCCGCCGATCTGTGCAAGGAATACGAGAAATCTTGATACACTGAAGGCCATAAGACTATCTTGTGACCTTCTGGGAATTAGCAAACCAAAACACAAGGGGCACGGCGACTGTCGTGCCCGAACATTTTTCAGGAGGAATATCATGCCCACCCACGTTTCCGCAAACGTAAAGGAACTCAAGGAACTCGGTAAGAACCTGTACGCGGCCATGCGAGCCGACTGGGAAGTCAACCCCAACGCGCCGTCTCTCCCCATAGACTACTTCAAGCCCATCGTCGCATGGTTCCAGGCGCATAGGGATGACCCGTCCATGATGGATGATGTGCTGGAATCCTGCACGCGTGCGGGTTTGTCCGCAGACGATAGAAGCGAGCTTCAAGACTACGCGACCGGCACGCTATTCAGGAATGGCATACTTGATGTCGAACGCTTGTGGAGTATGACCGCTGAATCTTCCGGCGAATGGGGCGATGATGTGCCTTTGCCAGTCGAATACCGGTAGCTGGACTGGCGGCAGCGCGTCCTGTGCTAGTCTGAAAGACATTACTTCCCGTTTTTTTACGCGGACTTCATTGGATGTCATGTGGCATCATTTTTTCATGGAAAACTGGGGCGAATTGAACGCCCATAGGTAAAGGAGCTTTGAATCATGGCTGAACTAACCGACCTTGGACTTGTCTGGACCAAGATTAACGGAGAATACGTCGCTAAGGTGGAGTCCGGTGGAAAGACCGTGGTACTGAAAATCAGCAATGGGGTGTTGACCGCCAACGGGAAGACGGTTCCCGGCGTGCATCCCGTGGTGCAGGATATTCCTCAGAACGACGGTGGCGAGCGAAAAGAACCATCACTTCGTGTGGCGGCAATGACACCGAAGCAGATACAGCATCGCTTGGTTGAGGTTGGCAAGAAAAAGGCGCAGGCGCTGCGTGATCTTAGGGCTTTGGAGTCAGCCTCATTTGTCTCGTCTGTGGATGTCAGGAACAAGAAGGCGACACTGCGGAGTTTGGAGCGTGAAGAGAAAGAACTCCGCAACGAACCATACCGCCGTAAATCCCAGGATGCGGAGAAGGAGCGTGAACGCAAGAACGAGGAGGCTAGGAACTTCGCGCGGGGGACTGTGGCGGATAAGGCTCGCATGGAGATCGGCAAGGGCTGGTATGAGGGTGAGAACCACGTCTGGTCCTACTATGAGTGGGGGCCTGGGCAAAAACCATGCTGGTATCGGAGCGATGACTTCGACAGTTATAACGGGGGTACCAGCGAGAGCTACGCACATGCGGTTGAGATTTGTGGCGATCCACGCAAGCGTGACCCTAAGCAGTCCGAGCGTTAAGCGGCTGGCCGAACGAATCAAAGCGGAAGACAACCGGCGCGAGCTGGTGCATTAAACAACGAGTGTGGGCCCGATTATACGAGAACATGCTTTTCATTCACTGAAACCCGTGACAATTGATTGATTGATTGTCACGGGTTTCAAACTATGATAGGCGTGTTAGAAGCCGCCACTGCCTCTCAAGGAAGCACACTAGGGCGGCATTCTCATGCTTGACCGACTACTTCAACGGAAAGTCGAATACCAGCTTATATCCGCTTGTAACCGGGCCTTCCACAGGTGTGAATGTGAGACTACCGTTGTCGTTTTCCGCGATCAGGTAATGATTCGTGCATTCCTCGTTCCATTGGACTTCCCATACCGCGTCGGTCGGAACCTTTTGGAGAAAATCATGCAGCTCGTCAATGGAGATTCTAACCGGCATGATTCTGGCGAGCGTGGTCTTATCCACCTTGACTGTGGCGATGGACTCCACGCTGTCATACGTTTTGATAGGCGTATCCTCTCTGGGGGTATCCGGTTCATCAATGATCGTTCCCACTGGTATGAAGTCGGGTGGAACGTCGGATAGGACACCCGTGAAAATATTGCGTACCAAGTCCATGTCACGCTTCACAGTTCCCCCTTGGCTTTTCTCGTGTAGTATTCCTCAGCAGACAACAGTTCCAGAATCGGAGTCTGCTTATTGACCTCCAACAATTCCTCCCATGTCATCCACGGATGAAGACCCGCCAGGGTCCCGCACCAAGATGTTTGATACGGTGCCTTGTCATCGTGTCCGAACAGCCAATTATCACTGCGGGGAGCATACCGTTTGATGATCCGTCCCCAACCGGTTTGTGACCCAAAGCGGATGCGCGCCCAGTATTCGCCCGGCAGTATCGGTTCCACGATACTCGGACGCGGCTTCTTCTTAGGTGCGGGACGAGTGGCGTAGGCGAAATCCTCCTCATAGACAACGAGAAACACCGAAACCGGTTCCTTTTCGACTCCCAGCTTCCATGTGGCTGAGACACCAACTCCGTCTCCCTCGACCTTAATCATGGAATGCCAATCAGTGCGGGACTTGAACCTGTATGTGTTCGTGCTGCCTTTGACGTGAATCAAATCGCCGGGCTTCAGGTCATCCCAGCCGACGCGAATCTTCTTGCTCACCTGTGGTCCTCCTTGCCGATATCGCTGAATCGTGTGTAAAGCCGGTCGTTCACGACATACGTGTTGTAATCATCCTGTTGGATGTACCACCAGCGTTTTTGATGGCCAGCCTTCAAATACTCCTCGCACGTGTGGTCGATAGTGTTGTCGGGGTTGACCTTCTGCCTGAACGACAATTCATCAACCACGTTGCTATCGGCCACGAGACCGGCTATCCGGTCGATACGCTCCGGCGTGAAATCGGGAGTGACCACGTACACGACACGCACCTTCTGACCGTCGAACCATTTGCGGGGCAATGCCAACGCCACGTCATCGGACAAGCTCGTGGGACGCATGTGATACACCACGCGGCTGAACCTGACCTGCTGCATGACTTGAGCCACGTTGCGTCCGCATTGGAAGTAGCTGGTGTGCATCTCGGTTTCCGTAAGACAGTCTCCGGCCCTGCGTATCGCCTCCCGGTAGAAGGCGACACGTTTCGACGCTTCCGGCTCGCGCATGGGGAACAGGGGGTCTCCGCCGCCGCTGAAGCTCAGGAACCTCATGGGGTGGCGTTCGCTTTCACGGCTGATGGTCCGCAGCGTGGCCTGCATGTCCGTCACCGGCACGTTCAATCCGGTTTTCCTTACGATGCAGTAGGGGCATGTCCAATGACAGCCGAAATTCGTGATAACCGAATAATGTCCGTTCATTGTGTTTCTCCGATCAGTTGTTCCATGTCTTTCACGTTGTCCTGCTTGCGTTTCAACTCCATGCAACGACGTATCCACTCGCGTTTGCGCTTATAGACGTTGGTTATCTCCACATTGCTCAACAGTTCGTTGCATGAGCAGACAAGCTGGGGGATGTCCGACTCCGAGTCCGTTTGCACGACGGGTTTCTCCCCGCAGGCGGGGCATTCGGGAACCGGCTCGTCAACCACTGCCTTCAACCGTCTGCAACCGGTATTCCACTTCTGAACACTCTCGTCTTCAAATAACGGGGCGAACGAGCTGATGATTGCGGCGTGATCGCACCACTCCGAGAGCTGCCACACGGCTTTTTCCAGATAGTAGTGGCGGTCAAGAGTGATGTCGCGTACTACATACTTCGGTTTGGGTCTGCGCCCGCAGATAGGGCATAATTCCAATACCGGTGGCTCAGGTTCCGGTTTTTCGACCGGTTTCGGCTCCTCCAAGTGCAGCAGTCGTTTCAGCCAGTTCACATGCCCCTCAATTCCATCGACTCGTTGAACGCCTTCTGAAACGCTTCGACACCGGCTTGAACGGCGGTTTGAAGCTGGTCGATGTTGCAGTTCATCCTCACGCTCGCTTGAAAAGTCGCGTTGAGGCCGGGTATCTTCAGATGGGGCACGGCACCGGTCGAATCGATTCTGACGGGAACGTCAACCTTGAAATCAGTCAGCTTCCCTTCGTCACAGTTCACGCTGAGCCACACCGACGTGGAATCGTAGAAAACATGCTTGTTTTCCTCGTTCATTCATCCTCCTCGTCATCATCTGATTCAACGGACACATGCATCATGTCCACGGCAAGCGACAGCAATCCACACGTGGTGACCGGCGACTGGTATTCGGGCGTGTACACGCCCAAACGCCACAAATCCTCGTGCATGTCCTGCAACGTGCTGCGGTCAACGATCACGACGTATGGTTTCACGCCAAGAATCGGGGACAACGCCTTGCGTACCCGGGTTTCCATGTCTTCGGTTTCAGTCAACTGATTGTCCTTTCATGGTTTGGGTGAATGCCGTCTGGAATGCATGGATACCGGCTTTAACGGCTTTTTCGACGGAACCGTTGGGCGGCGGAGTCACGGTCACGTGCGCTCGTGGTTGCATGTCTTCGCCTATAAGCACGCTGTCCGGTTCCAGTTCGCCCACCACCGGGACTTCCACGGTGAACGTGGCCAGTTGGAGCGCTTTGGAGTACAAGCCCAATTCCACTTCCGTGGTGCCAAGATTGATGCTCATTGAGTAATCTCCCTGTGTCCGAGGAACTTGTTGACGAAGAACGTCTGACCTTTGCCCGTGACTTTCGGTGTCTTGTTGATGGTCGTGTGACCGTCCGAGTGAACCACGGTGGTTTCCTTGATCTCGAACAATCCCAATTCCATAGATTTCTGCGTGGGCATGTTGCGAGAGCTACCGGTTTTCATCAGCCATCCGTTATCCCTCAGCCACGCGAACAAGCGCGTGCCGCCAATATCCACGCCATTGCCCTTCAGAACTTTCGCCAAGTCGCCCACAAGGATGCTGGTCTTCGAGGTTTCCACAGCGTCAGCGAACAACGCCTTGGGACGCACCCGTTCGACCTGTGCTTGGGCCTTCTCCTTTTCCGCCCGCTCCTGTTTGATTTGCGTGGCAAGCCGGATAAGAAAGTCGGGTTCGGTGACTGCCTTTTCCAAAGTCGATTCGGTCATGTACGCGCCATGCCTGCGAATCGATGGCAGCACCTCATGCGTCACCCAGCGTTTGAACTCGCGGGCCTCGGGCTTGCGACTGCGTAACACGAGGGAGTACAAGCCGGACTCGGACACGAAAACAGGTACCTTGCCGCCGTTCTGAGCAATATCCGTACTACGGATATTGGTGATTTCATCGGCATCGAGGTATTCCCGAATATGGTTGGTGGCCGTACCGAGAATGGCGCATACGTCCGCTCCAAGGAACCATGGGTTGCCGTGTTCGTCAGTTAGGACACGCACCTGAATGCCGTTGAAGTCGAATGGTTGAATCTGGTTGCTCACTTGGTGTCTCCTTCCTTGGATTGGTTTTGCGAAACCTGCATGATCTCCCACACGTCCGCGTCCTCCGACAGGCCGGACGCGAGACGGTAGAAGTCACTGAACCTGTAAAGCGGATTGCTGTACGCATCCTCGCCCTGCTGGGGCAACTGGCCTCGATGTATCCAACTACGCAAAGTGCTGCGGTTCACGCGCATTCCGCACGCCTTGATGATGTCCAACAGTTCGCCACGGGTTCTCACCGCCTCCGATTGGAGGAGACGTTTCACCCGTTCCGCCCTGATGAGGGCTACCGGCATACTGAAACCGCATTTCGGGCATTTCGCCGTCTCCGCGTCCGCGTAGCAGGAGAGCTGGCCCAAGCACTTGTCGGCGGGGCATGGCCCGTACAATACGGTTTCCCCGTCATCGTCCGTGAGAAAACGACGCAGCTTGCGTGTCAGACTGTGAACCAGTTCCGCATACACAGGGGTGCTGGAATGCTCCACGAGTTTCGGATGATCGGCGATACGGTGAACCATGTCCGACAGTGGCGTGGACTCGGGCAGATTGATTTTCAGACTGCGCATCCACTCGTACAACGTGCCTTGCAACCCCGGATAACCGTGGTCATCGTCCGCGTACAGCAGATCATGCAGGGCCTCGCGTAACGGTGCGGGCGCAGTGCCGGATTGACCGCCGCCACCGTTCTTGTGCCCGTAGGCGCGGTTGATGCGATACTCGCACAGGTCAGGCAGACTGCGTTCCAACCATCGCAGGTCGCCGGTCAACTGGCTGGCGTGCTTGTCGCACAGGAGATTCAGATTCGGTTCGACGCCATGTCCGATAAGCGGCGACGGCGCGTCGGTGACGATATCCCGCCAGCAACCGTGGTAGCGGCAGAGCCTCGTAGTTTCAGTGGAAAAAGACAATAGTGACCTTGACCTTCGGTTTTTTTGAAGGTCTCGGACGTGTCAGCAACTCTTAATTATGCCATCAAACCGGTTATTGTTCAGCCGGACGGCGTGTCGCCAGAACCTCGTCCAACGCCACGCCCAACTCCGGATTGAAACCACCACCCTCACGCCGGCGCTTGGGTTTCGCGGGCGGCAAACGCAACGGGTCACGCGCAGTCAACGCCACCCGGCGAGACTCGTCCGAAGAACGGCCCATCATGCGCTGCCGGCGATACAACCACGCCTGATCTTCCACTAGTCCCAAACGTTCGCACTCCCGGCCTATCTGCGCTTCGGACGGTTTCGCACCGTTGCGCAGCTTGCGGACGATGCCGTTGATGTCGCCGGAACCACACCAGCGACCCGTGCTGTTGTCCGCGTAGAAGCGTCGAACGGCCTCACGCGCCTCCACCGCCGTGATATCCGAACGCAGTTCCGAATGGAACGCATCAAGCTGAACATCATCCCACTGAGCGTTGCCGTGATGCGCGTTAATCAGCGACAACAACGCCGCCGCCTCACCCTTGCTGAGCATTGAGACCTCCCTGCGAGTATCGGGCACGCTCCTCCTCGGTCATGTACTGCCAGGTTTTCGCCATGTTCGCTTCGAGATTCTGCTGGCTGCGGGACTTGACCGGCTGGACTTGCCGGGCCCTTGGGGTCTCCGGTTTGGGTTTCTCCCAGTTGCGTGCGTACAGTTCCCCGCCGATGAACCGGCTGAACGTCTTCACGAACCGTTCCTCGGTGGCCCCGACATACGCTCGGGTTTTGGCTTCAAGAAACTCGCACGGGTCAGCCTCGCCGGCGGCTTTCACGATCTTGGGCCATTCGATTTCCAACTGCATTCGAGCCTGAGAGGTCTTCCCGTCGAACCTGTTCGTCGGGTAAATACGCTCAAGACTGTCGAGCAGTCCATCGAAGTCAGGCTTTGAGGGGGTAGGGGGAGTTGAATTATCTTTAGATAATTCATTCTGGTGTTCTGGTGTTCTGGTGTTCTGGTGTTTGTCCCGATTCAGATGACTTTCAGACGGCTGAATCGCATCTGAATCGGAGGTTTTCACCTCGTTCTTATTTTTTTGGTAATTTTCAGCATTGCTTTCGCGCTTCTTTTGCACCTGTTCGCGACTACGATTATGCATAAGATAATCGTGAATATAGTACCCGTTGTTCCCGTCCGGTTCGATCATGCCGACATTGCACAGTGCCTCAAGTTCTGAATCGGTGATATCCAGCACGTAAAGCGCATCATCTTCACTGATATGACCGTCTGAAAGATTATCTCCGCAGAAGGTAAGCATCATCGTGAACGCGCCTATCGCGCTCGGGCATGTGTGCCTGAGTTTTCGCACCTTGCGATTCATGTAGAAGCCGTTGACAAGCTGGATGTATCCTTTGCGGGCCATCGTTATACCACTTTCCTGAAATCTAAACTCACCAGACTCATTCCGTCTCCTCAATCATGGTTTCGAGGGCAGCGACCGCGTTCTCACTGCGGTTCTCGGCTACTGCCTTCCAGAATTTCGTATGATCCAGGTCATTTCCTGTCCCTTTCCCAAATGTTCTCAACCATCCCGCACCACTTATCCCATGCTTCCTCTCTCGTATCGGCATAAGGGGCTTCCAAGTGGGTGCAGAAAAACATGTAGCGGCCTCTCCATTCGAATATGAGCGGGACACATCCGTAGAGGGGGCAGCAGTGCCGAATCTTCGATGCTAGATTGAACATGTTCGTCTCCTTAAATCTCGTATGAAGTTGTGGCGGCTTCGCCAGTCCGATGGCGTGCCGCTCGTCGCCGTGAGCAGCACGCCGTCATCGAATATCTTCCAGTGGCCGCTGCCGGCGCGTACCACCGTGTAGCCGTGCGAGGCTATCCAATGCATGAGTTTGCGGTCATCTCCACGCGCGGTCATGCTTTGAGCCTCATCTTCAACGCGAGACCATTCTCATGCACGCCACCGTTGTCGAAGCCCATGAAACCGTTGAACAGTTCGTATTCGAGCAGGGCGGTGTCCACGCGGAACTCGTCATACCGATGATTTTTGATGCGGTCCATGACAAGCCTCATCGATGCGGCCGTATCCCTGCGGTCGGCCTGTATCGGAATGAGATACGGCCAAAGATTCCATTCGCCCGGATGATCGTTCAGCCAATGGGCGAAATCAACGAGTTTCCTATCTTCCATCATGTTCTCCTTGCCTTTTCGATGAATTCGCGCAGATACGGGTCATCGATGTCGATGGGGTGGCCGGCGAAAACCATGCCGCCCTCTTGGATGGGCAATGGGGGAGTGCGTTTGGTTTTATGCTCCCTTGCCTATTTCGCGCTTCCGGCTCTATACCGGTCTTGCCGTCCAAGTCGGTTGACGGGCGAACATGATAGGCGGCGAAGAACGGGCCGAGATTGTACGTGTAGTTGAAGTAGCAGCCATAGTCATAGTCAGGGTCGTACCCGTAATCCCAGAAGTTCTCGGGAATATCCCGGCGTACCACATACAGGTCGTAGCTCATTCTTCGTCTCCTTCGATGATTCCATGTCCTGCTATCAATGCGAGGGTCTTTAAGTCGGTGAGCACGGGCTGGTTGTCCATGCTTGACAACGTGTTCAAGCCGAGACCCTTCTGTTTGAACACGACGAACCAGTAAGGTGCGTCAGCGTTACCCGCCTCGGTACGGCCCTCCTGCATCCACTCCTTGAGTCTCCCCGTATAGGTGCTGTAGTTTTTACACTCCAATACGACCGGCTGGCCGTGGATACGCAGACCGGTGATATCGCCCTGGTCTTTCGTCCCATGCAACACTTCACGGTGTATCGTCTGCTCGCTGTCACCCAACCGGGCGCGCAAATAGTTGACCACCTTGGATTCAAGCAGTGTGCCTTTGGCTTTCTGTCGGCTCATTCGTCCATCCACCATTCAGTCGGGTCATCGTGAAACTGGCAGTCCACGCAGTCCCCGAATACGTTCAAGATTCCTCCGCAGTACGGGCAATGCTCATACTGGACGGGCAGATAACTCGGTCTCATAATCAGAACTCCGGGTTGTCTCGTAGTCGTTTTTGCACGTCCCCGCGCATCTGCTCGATCACATCGACCCGAAGTCCGGTAGCCAAGCGAATCTCCTCTGCCGGACGGTTCGAGTCTTCAATGAGCAGTTGCCATGCTTTACTTTTCGCTTTGCTCAACATGAGCCCCCTTCTCCAAATTAGAGCTGATACGCACCCGATAGTCGGTGATGCTCCAAGTCAGATGGTTCAACTGCCAGACGGTGAGTCCAAGAAAAACCAGCAGACAAAACGCTTGAACAATGGCCATCATCGTATTCTTTGACGTGATGTCCACCGCGAGGGAGAACGAGAAAAACACGTCCCACCCCAAATACCAGTACACGGACCATAATCCGGGTTTGCTGCCGTCACGTCGTTCGTAAACCGTGACCATATCCTTGTCACTCATTTCGATTCCTTCTTCTGCTCCTGTTCACGCCACCCCATACGCCTTGCAATGGGTAGCCGCTGATTCTGTCGTGTTGCGCCGCGTACCGTGCGCATTCGCATATCGCCGGACATTGGGCGCAGGCCTTGAGCGCCAATCGTTCCTCGCTGGACGTGGTTGGGAAGAACAGGTCAGGGTCCATGTCACGGCACGCGGCCTTGTCACGCCAGCCGCTCAATTCAATTCCTTCTTCGCGTTTTGAGACTACTTACGCTCATGATTCCTCCTTGAGCGTGGCGACATATGCGATGGCCTTGCGTTCACGCTTCGCGTACCTCTCGCACTTGCGTTTGAGACGTTTGAGGCTCATGGCGTACAGGTAGTCTCTGAAGTCGCCGTCCTCGGTGATTCTGGCCTCGTACCGGCTCAGGGCTGAGGTCCTGAATTGCGCGGTCAGATGGTTGGTAAGCTGTACTCCGTTCATTCCTCCACCTCGGTTTCCTCGCCGTAATGGCCGTAGAGTTGGTCTGCCGCATCCTTGGTCGTGTAGAGGCATTTCGCGGGCGCTTGTTCGTAGTCGTAGATGGCGGCTGCGACGACCTCTCGAAACTCCTCGCGGGTGAATATCTTCGCCTTATAGCTCATCGTCTGCCTCCGTGAAATCGTTGAGCGATGGGCTGGTACAGCTCATATCCCTTCTGGGCCCATATCTCCAGTGTTTTGAAGATCACAAGAATCGACAGTGAGTCGAGCCCGTCGTCAACCAGTTTGGGAATGTTGTTGTACTCTGTGTCCAGTTCCGTATGCCCGTTCCGGCCGCTGGTGAACGTGAATCCCAGCATGTCCACGGGCGTTCCGGTTTCCTCCGGCGTGATGGTCAACCGAACCTTGAACTTCCTGCCCAACGGCATCGCCTTGTCACTCATCGTCCGCCTCCTTGATTGCCTGTTGCAGTGCCTGCATGATTTGTTTCGCCTCGTCCACGCTCAGATAAGCGCTTGCAGATTGGCCAACGGTCTTGTGCTCCGGGCGGGAGTCGTCCCGGTCGAGGTGAAACGTCACCAAGCTGGAAGAGCCACGCCGATGATTGGCGATCTCTACCCGATAAACCATGTATTCGTCATCGTCAATCGGGATAGTGAGCCTCGTGCCGGCATAGTGGATGCTGCCAAAGGTCAAGTCGAACGATTCCGTCTCAATGCTCAAGGTCCATCTCCTTTTGTCCGGGATTGTGCAGATCGAAATGCTTGCAGCCGGTACGGTTCACTCCGTCAGCCGTTACCACGGCCCACAATGCGGCCGACAAGCCCGCGATATACCCGTCATTCCAAGCACCCTGCACGCCATGCTTGGAGTGCATCACAATGCGGTCGTGAATGGTCTTCTGCACGTCAAACGGTTCATTCATCGTCCGTCTCCCATTTCCTTCTCCTCGTTCGCGATCGATTGGAGGATGGCCGCCAGGTCACCGAGCTCGTTCCAGCTCAACCGGATGCGGCGGATGCTGCCGCCGTCATGGATGGCCAGCACCCATGAGCGGGTGCCGTTTCGGCCGTCTCCGGGAATCCAGCTCAGGGTCACATGCCCGCAGGAGGCACCTGTGACCATGCCGCACCGTCGTTCGATCTCCACGTCCGTCGCCTTCATCGTCTGCCTCCCAGACTCTCGCGAATCCGCTCCACATCAGCATTCATCGTCTGCCTCCGTGACTTCCTCGCCGACTGGTAGGGTGCGATAGATTTTTGTGATTCGCCACGTGCCCGGCGTCTCGTGGATATGCTTCACAGCGGCCTCATAGGAATTGAAAGTGACGGTCGGATACAGCATCTCGATAGCCGAATCGACCAGATATTCTTCCTTGGTCTCCAACTTCATCGTCCGTCTTCCTGACTCATGTAGGTCAACGTGAAGCATTTATCACCGTTGCATATGCGGTTCCAAGCGGCGATATTGTATTGCAACTGATACGGGGCGGGCTTCCGTGAACAACCTCCCTCGAAGCCGAGCCCGCAGACAGTGCAGCGGAACATCACGATAAAGAACGTGTATTCAGGCAACCCCTGCACGCCGTCCCGCTCCCATTTCGCCTTGACCTTGCCCCCACAACGAGGACACGGGCTAATCCTGTGAAACCTCACCAGACTCACCTCCCTCAAGAGGCGCGTTCAAATCCACCTGTTCGATACGCGCACGCTCCTGTAAGATGTTCGCGTATGTCCCCATCGCGTACAATTGGCTTTCAAGGAGCTGGAAGGAGCACGCGGGCGTGAAGTCCAACGTGCCCTCCGCGTAGCCCTCAAGCATGTGCGCCAGCTTGCTGATACGCTCCTGCAATTCTCGATGTTCGCGGATCATCCGCTGCTTGTAATCACTCATTGGTTGTCTCCTTCGGTTTGGTTTTGTAGTCTCGGACGATGCACACGCACCAGCCGAACAATGGAATATATTTGAATCTGCCTCCGTCGCGTATGAGCGCTTCGGTGAACCGTTTCGCGGTCGGCTCAATGCTCAATCCCTCCCATTCGCCATCGGGATTGACCTCGCTCTCTTCGAGATACCGTGTTCGTATCAGCCTGTAGTGGACTTTCTTCATGGCCCAGTTGACCAGCGCGTGACACAATTGGGAAAACAGCCAGACAACGTAGAAAACGACAATGAGAATGAAGGGCGTAAACACGCCAAGCACGTAGTAGCTCATTCTTCCGTTGCCTCCTTCGGCTTGGTGTCATAGCTGATGTCGATGATGCGAGTCACGTTGAACTCTCGTCCGCAGTTCTCGCACTCCTCCTCGAAGCATTCGTCATTGCCGCCGCATTCATACGAATCTTCGTATCGGTGCCCGCAGTAAGGGCATACGATTTCGTCGGTATCATCGAACTCGGTCGGCTCACCCGAATCGATGAGACGCTTCTTCGGAACGCAATCACGGCAATACGTCTTACCGTCAATGGTTTCGCTCCAACGTTTGGTCATGAGGTAGCCGCACATATCGCATTGGATAAGATTGTTCATTCTTCCGTTGCCTTTTCTTGCATTGCCTTGATGGCGAGTCGCATGGCGTCGAAGTATTCGGCCCTCAACGCGCAGTCAGAATCCCATTGAGGGTAAGAGTCGGGCTTCAACGCCTCGTAGAACGCTTTCGCCCCGGCTACGATTTCCTCGTTCGTGGGCCGGCGCGTAGCTCCGGCGATAAAACCGGCCTCGTATTCCTTGCCCTTGGTCGTGCCACGTGCTTCCTCGGGGGATAGACTGACAGCTCGTTGGATGACAGCCCACTTCGCGTCACTGCTGATAATGCTCACCATGCGCCTCCCATGTGCAGGCAAAACGCGATGAAGCCGCCCCAGATCAGGATGAGCAGTAAAACCGCGAAACCAAGATCGGGTTCCGTGTCATCCATCGCGCAGACCAATGCCATGACGGTGAGGAGAAAGTCCGCGACGAACCAGACGAACGTTCCGAGACCAAGCCAGCCGTTCATGCTTCCACCGCCTTAGCCAATCGGAACGGTGCAGCATTTAGAACCTGAACGCTATCCGTTGAGAACTGCGGGCGCGTGATACTCCAATTACCGGCATCAATACACGTGAGTGGAAAGGCATTCTCGCCCATCACCCATGTGTTATCGTCCTTGTCCAACCACAGTCCAGGCTTGTCAGGAAGCCGGGGCTTCGGACGGAGTCCGTAGGTGAAGGCGTTGAAGCCAAGGGCGATACATTCCGGCTCGACAGCGCCGTATACCCGACCCCAGAATCGGTTACGGCCTTTTTCCACATCTGTGACCTTGTAGCGGTTGCCGTCGAGCATAACGGCAATATCTTTCTCTTGGAGGTCATCAGCCTCCTCGATACGCTCGTAGTTGGGGTCATCCAACAATTCGACGGTATCGACGTAACTGGGAATGATGGGCTGCGTATCAGATGATTCAGCCGAGAACACGTGTAAATATGTTCGATGCGCGTCGAGTTGCATCGAAAGGCTACATATACCGTCCGTGTCTCTGGAACGCCGCACGAGCTTCCCTATGAATACGTCTCCGTTCTCCATTGTCACCTTGACTCGCTTATCGAGATTCTGAATCTCCATAAGGGTCTTACCTGCCCAGAATGGTTTCTCACTCATTGACAGCCTCCTTGGCTAGTTGTCGTTTACGTTTCCGCTTCGCCTCATACTGGGCGTATTTCTCGGGATGCTCCGACCTCCAACGGCGATGGTATTCAGCCATCTCACGCTGATGGGCGGCGGCATACTTACGAGCCGAAGCCCGAGCCTGAGCCAAATGCTCCGACCGGTACCGGCGTGCATACTCATTACGTTTCTCACGATTACGAGCGTTCCGCCGATTCGCCAGATCACGCAGATGCTGCGCATACTCGGGGTCGGTTCGACGCCGTTCCCTGACACGACAGTTCCGGCACATGCCATCCTTGCCGACCCGGCACATGCCACCGCACCAATCGCATTTCGGATGACGTTCAGTTATCAGGCCGGACAGTTCGCCGCCGTTCCGGCAATAGTCGATGAACTCCTCATCGGTCATGTCATCAACGTTCACAGCCACACCTCCCCATTAGTGAACCTGCTGAACAACACAGGGTCGAGCTTGTACAACGCCCGCCGAAACTGCGGGTCACGGCAGAACAGGATGAACAACAGGCTTACTGCTTCGGCGGTTCGCATCGCGTCCAACCTCCCTTATCGTCCAGAAGCACCCAACCATGTTGGGCGGTGAGAATCGGCACCAGTTCGGGGTGATCGTTGAAACCGCTCACGATGTACCCCAAGCTCATGGCCTCACGCGGATGGGCGTGAATCCACCCATGACATCCCGTATCGCCACTCCCACACGCCAAGATGAGGTTCGACGCCTCATGCAGTCCCGGCCACTTGTGTGACCGGAGTCTGCGATGATGCCGGCTGAAACCGCTCCAATGGAATGGTTTGCCGCAGCGGACGCACCGGTATTGGTCGCGTGCGTCCACCAAATCCTTGACGTGTTGGGACGGGTTAGATCTGCCCATTTCCGTATTCGTCCTGGGGTTGGCTCCACGGGTCCGTAGGCTGCTGATACTGCTGTTGCGGTTGCTGGAATCCCTGTTGCGGCTGCTGGAATCCTTGCTGATACTGCTGCTGCGACTGTTGGAAACCAGACTGCTGGGCCTTGGGTTTCGCGCTCAACACCGCAATGGTGCGGGCCGCGACATCCCAATTCTCATACCGTTTCCCATCCTTTTCCGACACTCTTTTGGACAAGCTGCCGTTCACAAGAACCTTCACGCTCATGTTCGGCTGGGACTTCAACTGGCGAACCTGATTCAAAGCATCCTTCGCCTGATTCGACAAGGGACGCACACCATAGAACTGAGGCTCCTTGTCAACCCACTGGTTCGTGTTCTTATCCGTGTAACCCGGATGGACGCTGACGTTGAGAATACTGGAATCCTGAAAATCCTTGATCTCTCCCGCATATCCGGTAAACTCGATGCTTGGTTCTCCGGCCATTACGCATTCCTCCTGTAATTGTTCGTCTTGCGTTTCTCCATGGCCCGCCTGTTGCAGACCAGCATGTGTGATTGGGCTCCGGCGCAATCAACGGCACCGCATGTGGGGCATTGGGGGAGCGTGATCTTGTCCCCGTGAGCCCACAGGCATCTGGCGCACTTGCAGCCCGGCCTCGGGGTGAAAGTCACTCGAAGCTCGCCTCCACCTTCGTGAACGGGAAACGATCATCCCGGACACTGGTCTTGAAGAACTGGCTGCGGGATTGGGACTGGCATGGGAAGGCGGGGGCGATGGTGCCATCATGGGAGAGCACCGGCATCCAACGTTTGCCGTCATGCTTCCACACCGATTCGGTGCGAGCCTTGTAGAAGCCCGGCTCCTTCGGAAGGTCATCCATCGTGTACGGTCCGCGGTACGCATATTGGAAAAAGGAGTCATCCACCCACCACCCGTCCGGAAAGCCGAGCTCCCCGATACTCAGGCACAGGGTCTGTCCGCCAATACGGTCAGAATCCGTCTTCTTCACCGTGTACTCGTTGCCGTTCTTCACCACCACTTTGTCGCCGGGGCGAACCTTCGTGATATCGGTGATACGCTCACGGAAAGCATCATCCACCAGTTCGATGGACTTGATACCGGAGTAAGGGACGAAAGTCGAGGATGAACGAATGGCGGGAGAAAGAGAGACGCAATGAGCAACGTTTCCCACCATGTCGAGCGTACTGGTCATCGTGTCGCCGTTATTCCACGTTATCTTGACACGCAGCCCTTCCAGCTCCCCGCAGGTCTTGCCCTTCCAGAACGGTTGCTCGCCATCATCTTCGGCCTGCTTGACGGATTCCGTCTCGGGCTTCGACTCGTACACATGCACGTTCCGGGCGGAACCGGTACTGTACCCATCGCCAAAATCCAAGAAAACCACGAGATTGCCTTCATCCTCGGTCTCGATGTACAGTGGCGGCTTATGGCCCATACTCATGATGAGAACGTCCACCATGCTTTCCGGGTTCTTCATCTCATGCAGTTCGCCCGCATAATGCCCGTCCGCATCATCAAACTCAACCCACATGCCCGGCTTCACGTCGTTCAAACCAATCTCACTGCTCACTGGGAGCCTCCTTAACCTTGTCGTTATGCTGTCGATAAGCGTCGATGAACCGTTGCGCCTGATATTCGGTCAACGTGCCATAAGCGACCCGCGTTTGCAGGACGTTGCCGATGAAACCGTTCTCCTGACCCACCGGAATCTTGCAGTCTTCAAGAATCCGGTCGATCTGTGTTTTCTGCTCGTCGGTCATACCCTTGACAGAACGCTTTTTGTAGCCGCTCGTCTCACCGTCATCATCCGTGGTCGCCAGTCCGAACGCGCCGCAAGTGCTGTAGCGTCGCGCATACGTCAATGCGGAACCGAGGGCCTGCATGACGCTCATGCCACGCGAATCACCCACCTCGACCGGGATAAGACAATTACTGGCAATCCACTTGTCCGTACCCTTCTTCCTGACGGCCGTATCCACATACAGGCGTCCGTCAACCAACTGGGTCGGCCATTGCAGGTCGAACCCCTGCTCGTCCACATAGTTCACGACGGAAGCCAGCGTCGCATACGTGCCACGCCCGCCCCGAGCATCCTTCTTGATTACCGCCATGATTCAATCTCCTCCTCTTCCTCCAACAGCTTCCAGTCGGGGAACACGACATCCTTCGGGTATTTGGGCAACCCGTAGGCCCTCATGGCCTCCAACGGGTCCTCCGTGTTGTCACGGAACCATTTGATGCCCTGCAAGGCGTGGTTTATCTTCGGTTCCGCTAGTTCGGTGATGATGGGCGAATCCTCCTGAATCTCGTAGCGCATCCAGTCGAACGGCGGGTTCTTCTCCTGCACGATGAACTCGAAACCCAACGGCCCCTTATATTCGGGCATCGTCAACCGGTAGAGACGCATGTAGAACGCGGCCTGAATGTGATACCCGTACTGCCAGCAGGAACGCTCGAACTCATCCGGCGACTTCACCGTGGTCTTGTAATCACGGATACGCAGCACACCATCCGGGTCGGGAGTGGACGGCAACCAGTCCGCCTTGCCCTTAATCGACAACCCGGTATCGGGGTCGGTGGCGATCATCGCCACCTCCGGCTGACCATCCAGCTTCGTGAAGAAATCTCCAACCATGTCCCGCATGGCCTCGACCTTCTCCACATCATCGGGAGAAAGCCATACGATATCCTCGCCCTCATGCAGTTTCAATGTCTCCGCATACATGGCTTTGCCTTCCTTGGTGCGTAGGTTCGGTTTCGCCAGCACCTCGGGGCCACTGCCCAATATGAGACTGTGAGCCGCCTTCCCGAACTCGAACTGGGGAGAGGACGAATGCTCGCCGGTCAGATACTGCGAATACGCCAACGGGCTAACCAGATACTTCTTCAACGCGGTCTGGTCCACCGCGTCAAACGCGAAGTAATCGTCATCGGTCATCTGCTCGACGGTCATTGCCTTTCCTTTCTTGCTTTGAGTGCTTCCTTGCCTAAAACCTCGATGGTGTCGGCCACCGAGTCGAGAAAATCGTCAACGTCATTCGGGGTCAACATGAGAACCCCTCGACTGCATGGACAATTGTTCTTCACGCTCCATTAGGTGACTGTGACGCCAAGTACGCGACTTGCCCTGCTTGTGCGACGCCTCCGCATAATCGGCCACATGGTCACGGCCAACGTCTCCCACGACCTTCGACGCCTCGTTCCAATCCGAGTACACGCGATCGTTCACGGCCACATACTTGTCAGCGAGATAACGGACGCAATCACCGAGATAACGGATTGCTCTGGCGATGGAGTTGAAATCAGATGCCATCAGTCGGCGTCCTTCGTCTGAATCTGAGCCCACGTCTCCTCCATGAGAGGCCTGTCGATCTCGTAGTAGATGTAGGTCTTCCCGTGCTTCGGCGGGTAGACGCCGAACTTCGTCTTGTAGTTCTCGGCAAGACGGGAGCCGAAACGCAGGGCGTTTTTCTTCATCGGCTCGAATCCTTTCGAGCGCAGGAAGTCGCTGATGATGAGACGAGGCGAGTCAGGTTCCTTCGACGTCTCAGAAGGAGCGGCGTGATCGTCGAGAATCACGCGCGCCCGACGTTCAAGCTCGTCCTGCGGCAATAGTCCACGCGCCTCGCTGAGTAGTCTCATACGGTCGAATGGGGTGAGTTCCATGATTGTTTCCCTTCACTGGGCTTGATTATTTGGTTGTCCTCCTACGCCGGTACTGACACGTCCGAAACCCTTTTATTGGATTCCGACGCATGACGCGAAGGGATTCAGTTATATGAGCGCCGGTGCGGGAATCGAACCCGCGTCCACCCTCGGGAGTCCATGAATGGAATGCTTCGTCGGGTACGGCCACCTTGCGACCGGCTGCCACCGGGCGGTAAATCAATCAAAAACCCGCCCGGAAATCTTCAGTTATTCGTCGTCCAATGTGAAGCACAGGGCGACAGGGGAACAGCACATGAAGCCTGCGAGAATACTCCACGGGCCCGCATAGGGTTGCAGTGAGAGAATCAGGAACCCTGTCGCCGCCAACGTCAGACAAGTGATTGTCTTCGTGTTCTCATGCCGGCGTCGGCGTTCGTCCATGGAATGCTGCCAGCCGGAGCAGTGCGCCCCATACGTTTTCCTGTTCATGACAGTCCTTTCCTCGTGGCCGGACTCGGATTCGAACCGAGAACGCCCATTGCCGCCACCGTGCTGCAATGTTGACCAACCGTGAGAGATGGAGATGACGAGTCCTCTGGTTTTTCCGGTGGTGATGGTGCGTGTCCAGACACCCCGAAGGGTTCCGGCCGATGGTTGCCGCAGCAGATCGCAGTATGGTATTTATTTGCCTGTAGTCGATAGGTGGATAAAAAAACGACCCACTGCGGCAAGACTTGTTATTCCTCGTTCTTCTCGTCGGCGCAGTCAGCCAAGTCCTCAAGGGCCTTGGCGGCGAAACGCGCCTGACTTGGAGTGAGGGGGCGGGCACCGTAATCGGTGTCGATTTCCGCGTTGATCAGACCATTTTCGGTGACGTTGCCGGTGAAGTATTCACGGGTGCGACGCTCCTCCACAACGAGCTTTTGGGCGAGGTTGCGATTAGCGTTAGGCATTTGCTTTGCTCCTTGTAAGATTCTTCTGTATGACGGTTCTTGGAATGGAGTGGTGGGAGTTCGCCACCTTGATATTTGCTGCACTGTCTTTTCTTGGCATGTGCTGGCAGATAGTCAGAGCCGAAAGCCTCGCTCCGACGCCGACACTTCATATCGAGTGGGATGATCCGATCGAGGAATCGGACAAAACCGTTCAGGTGACTCTTTGGATACGTCCAGCGTTCGGCTTCGACTTCTATGGGGTCAAGGTGCTGGAGGCAACCGACTGGCCTTACAGGAGGGAATGCTGGCTGAAACGCGACGAACGGAAAGTCACCGAAGACGACCCATTGTTTCATCGCCTGCGCTATCCGGTTGATGGTTCCGGGAGCTTTGTCATTCAGGTTCTTTCCGTCTCTCCGATAAGGAAGAGGCTGATAGCTTGTGCTTGGAAGGTCACAGCAGCCGACGCGGGAGCGGACCTATCTGGTCCGAAACAACGGAGGCTCCTGACAGAAACTCGCTCCTGGTGGGTGTGGTATCCCGGCGCGGAGCTTCTTGGATGGTTGGATCATCATCTCGGCTGGAAGATTCCATTGGGGTATTGGCGGGAAGGGAAGGGCTCGTATCGAGCGGCATTGCCGCTGTCCGCAATCCCTCGTTCCTCATAGGGTCATCCATCCTGATTCGGATGCTCCCGACCCAACAAGCCAGAACGAAGATGGACACGGACTGAATCACGTCGGTGAGAAACTGGATCACCATAACGACTCCTTATCCATACTCATCTCGGTTCATGCTGTTACCTCCAATACAGGAGACTTAGAAAGACGCTGCTACTGTTGTGCGACGGTTCTCACTCTTGATGATGCTTTGACGATTCGTATCGGTTCATCATCAGACGAACGGCGTCGAGGGGAGTGGATGCCGTTGCTCCTTCTGGTTTATGTAGACGGGGCAGGACTTCCGTGGACGGTTCAATATCCGGTGTGGTCCTGAACGTTCCCGTCTGAACCATGTCCAGCCAGTCCATCAGGCGTTCCTGTTTCATGAGCCGGTATTCACCGAACGTGACGAACGCCTCATGCCGGTCGAGAAGACTGATGGTTACCGGAATGTCGCTGCTGGACGCGAGCTTTGCCGGGTCCGTGTCCAGCAGTACGCCCATCGCCATGCTTTCCTCAAGGCCGAAGCCGCGAAGTTCCACGTCCCCGATAAGACCGGAGGCGATATCGTTCTTGAGTTGTCTTACGAAATTGCGGTTGCGTAACTCAATCATGTGGACGGAAACCGTGTACCGGTGGGTGTATCCGCGTCTCGCGGTTCTCCGACTCTTCGGAGGAAGGCTGACATGCCGTTTCATGCTGTTACCTCCATGTCAGAAGACTTAGAAAGACGCTGCTCAGCTTCTGGCTTGGGAGACTCGGAAGGGGGAATCGACTGCATAATCTTTCGTTCCTCTTCTGCGGCAATCGCGATGTCAACAGCAGAGCCCCAGCCGAGGAGAGGGGCAATGCGGTCCATTACCTTGGCGTTCCAAGAGCTTTTGCCGGTCATGTAATGACTGAGCACGGTCTGGTCGATATTCAGTTCGGACGCGAGCTGGTACTGCTTCTTCTTGGTTCGCAGAAGGCGTACCGATATTGCCTGCGAGATGAATGCGTTGGTGTCCATGAAGTCTCCATATCTTATATACGATATTCAACAATGTGTTTGTACTGTATTCCGATTTGCTGGTTACAACTATATATCTTATTTAAGATATGTCAAAGAACGACACGCCCGACAAGATATGTTATATGAGATATACTGTTTGTTGTGAACGCAAAAATCTCAAACACAGATATCGCAATAGGTGCATACCTTGACGCGAGAATGAAGGACAAGCATCTCACTCAGATGGATATCGCAAAAGCGATAGACAGAAAAGCCCAGTCCTATGTCAGCGATCGGCTGACGGGAAAAAAGTCATTCCTGATTTCCGAGCTGGATATCATCGCGCCGATGGTCGGGCTTCCTGATTCCCTTGCCCTCATAGCCGCTTCGGTAGGCCGCAGGCGAGTCGAATAGTGTTAGACTAGCTCATGTCGCACCTCCTTCTGGTGGTGGGGCAATGCTGAGAGGTTCGCCGGTTCTTCGTGGGATGGGCGGACCTCTTTCTTTTCCTTTGAAGAATCGAACGACATACGACCGCACGACCCTGCGGTCAACTCACTAGAACAAATGTTCGATTCCATAGTTTTGATTATGCACCCGATTTACTATTTCCGCAATCTAATGCACGCCGCGCCGCGATTCACGACCTACAATCGCTTTGTATGGACAAGATCAAGGAGGCTCTCGTGTCATTGGACTTCGTAGCGATAGATTTTGAAACAGTGTCAAATAAGCCGGGAAGCATATGCTGGGCCGGCGCAGTAAAAGTGCGCAACGGCCGTCAGGTGGATTCCTTCGATTGCCCAGTGGCCCCGGCTGTGCCGCGAAGCGAGTGGAATCCACAGAACATGCGACACAATCATGTAAAAGACGAAGACCTTATCGGCGCTCCCTCATGGCCTGATGTTCTCGAACCATTGCGCGAGTTCATGGGGGAGGACATTCTCGCATTTCACAGCGCGAAAAGCGCCGACATATCCATGATGGAAAAGGCATGTGAACAATACCTAATCCCCATGCCGGTATTCGACTATGTATGCACATACGAGGCAGCGAAGCTGATCTATCCTGGGCTGAGTGGCAGCCATCCGTATAATCTCGGTAATCTATGCAGGAAATTTAACCTCGGATTATCTGAGAATGAATACCATACGGCTACATATGATGCGGGCAAATGCGCGGAGCTGCTGATATTTCTCGCTCGAAAGCTCAACGCAAATGGACTCGTTGATATGGGGGAGCAGTACACAATACGTTCTGTGATTGGTGATGCCAGCCTGCCGGAGGATGTAAGACAGGTGATAGGTGCCGACCCCTACGGGGGCATAGACAGTTGGGTCGATAGACTATTCCCTGAACCGTCCAAGCCAGGAGACAAATGCCGCGTGTGCGGCAGTGTCATCTCGAACCGTTCTAGGAAATCATGCCGTGAATACCATTGCTGTACCGCACCCTGCGTTTCACTCCTAGAAGGGGCGCTGGAACGAGCCCAGCGTCGGCTGGAACACCCAGTCAGCTTTATACAAGAAGAGTTCAGCCTGGGAGACACGATTATTGCCGGATGGCTTTCATGAGGCAAGTGGTCTCGTCCTCTTGTATTAGAGGACGAGACCATTTTTCTTGATGCCGGGAATATGCTTACGCCTTCCATTCGATCTGCTTCAAATCGAGCCCGTCGCCTATCGTCTCCATGCCTCGCATCAAATCCTCTATCGGCACGGTGCGGTAATGCTCGCTCATTTCCACGGACGAATGGCCGACGATGCGTTGGATGATGCCGGCGTCAACCTTCATGTGGAACAGGAGCGATACGACGGAATTGCGGCATTCATGCCCGTACCGGTTCTCGTAGTCGGGGATGCCCGCCCTGCGCATGAGGTCGCGGAAACCGGCCCTGTCATCCAACGCGGATATCGGGAGTCCTTCGCGCGTCCTGAATATCAGGTTGTACGGGTTCGGGATGATGTTCTCCGTGGCCTCCAGATACCGGTGCACGACGGTGCCCAACTGGGGGATTATCGGCACGACCTTGCCTCTCGCGGATTTCGGCGGCGTCAACGCGTACCCCTTGCACAGGTGTATCATGTCGTATCCGTCCGGCACCTTCCACCGGTATTGGGGGCAGCTCGAAGGCCGTTTGAAGCCGCACGGGTATCTTCCGTCCCTGCCGGGCTCCCCGCACCCATGCTCCTTGTCGAGGCTTTCGAGCTTCCAGTTCACCGTGTAGGTGCCTATCCATATCTCGCCGCTTTCCGGTGTCTCCAACGTCTTGTCCCGCCACAGGTCGAGATCGTCCAATGTGGCTCCAAGTATCTCACCCTGCCTCATGCCGGTGAGCAGCCTCCACCATTGGCGTGCGCCCATGAACAGGTCGTCGGAGGACGCTTCGAGCATGTCCTGCATCTGCTTCACGGTGAACGCCTTGCGGTCCTGCGAGCCGCTGCGCTTGTCCGTCGAAACGACCACGGGCCCGTTGATGGTGCGCCGGTCCCCGGCCAATCCCGTGTCCCTGCGTTTCGGCCTTGCCGCGCTGGTGACGGGACTGGTTGGTATCAGCCGGTCGGCCACCGCCGCCTTGAATATCTGGTTCAGGATGTTGTAGAAACCCAACTGCCGGTCGTATGAGCATGGGGTGCCGTCGAGGTTGCGCATGTTGGCTATCATGCGCTGCACCGCCGAGGCGGTCACTTCGCCCAGCTTCTCGTTCGCGTACCTGCTCAGGTGGACGCTTATGAGGCTCGCGTAGTTGCCGGTGGACGCGGGTTTGAGGTCGCGTCGTTTCAGCTCGAACCATTGCGCCGCGTATTCCCCGAGACGGGTGGCGCGGTCCACGCCCATGCCCCATTCGGTTTTCTCCTTGAGGGCTTCGGCTATTTTCCTGTCGCATTCCTTGTAGGTCTTGGCGGACACCCATCGGCCGTCCACCTTGGCCTGCCAGTTCACGTATGTCTTTACCGTGCCGTCCTTGAGTGTCTTCCGCTGCTCGTGGCGGATGGGGTAGACCGCTCCGGTTTTCCTTATCCTAGGCATTCAGCATCCTCCATTCTCCAACATTCTCCAACAAACAATCCGTGGCGAATGGTATTCCAATGGTATACCAATCGTATCAAATCGTTGAAATTCCGCCGTTCTTTCCGAGAGAGCCATTGATTTCATTATACGTTACTGGATGTGGAAAGTGTGCTGAAACGCCCGCTGATTAGGCATTGGGACCCCTTGCGAACACCAATGTTTGCAAGGGGTCTCGTTGTATCTTGGGTAAGATTTCCGGTGTCTAGGAATGTCGTTCTCCAACATTCTCCAACAAACTTGCGGATTGAGTTGGAAAACGGGTATCGGCGTGGCGAATCGACGGTGATTCGCTCGAAAAAAATCAAAAAATCAAAAATCAGGTTTTTATTATATTTATATATAAGAGATTTAGTTACTTTATATATATACACAGCTGAGTGTGTAGTATATATCCCCACTGAACTGTGAATCAGGTTACACAGTGACGTGTGTATGTGATACACTTCTGAGTGTGTAAAAGGGAAACCCCCGCCAGCGATCAAACAAAACGGGGGTTTCTGGAACAGGCGTTCCATGTCCCAGCCTACAGCGAGACATGGAGGAAAGGCATGAAGTTCGTGGGATACAAGAACATGGACAGAGTGTATGAGAAAGTCTCCCAAGGTGCTTTATCCAAGCTCAACTCGGGTAAGCGCGTCACGGACTCCTTCGCGCTCTCACTGCTCACCTACATGGCATTACGTGCGTGCGGGCCAAACGACCAAGCAGTACACAAAGGGGAGAAACCCTACTGGTGCTATTGGGGCGGTTGGAATGACGCTATGGACGATCTGGGAATGACGTTGCCCGATTATGAACCGACAAGCGACCCGGAACTAATCAGCGAAGAACAATACCGGCGTAACGCGGAGGGACTGCCGAAGCGACGCAGGACGGCATGGAACCGTATCGGCAGCGCCGCCAAATTCATGCAACAACGGGGCATACTCAAACTGTTGAAGCCGGCGAACGTGTTCCAGCAGAAGAACGCGATATGGCTGCTCTGTCTAGGCACGCCCACGGAGAATCTTCTGGCCGAAAAACAAGCAAGAGAATATTTCCATTTAGAAGAGGAGCAGTAATGGGATACCAGAACAAGCGTCACGCGGCCAAACTCTTCCAGACGGAATCGTTTTTCATCGACTCTGCAAACAGTCTTGAACGAGACGTTTTCGACTGCCTATGCGATATGACGCCAGACCCTCAAAGCAGGCCACCGTATAGGGATGTTCCCGATACGGCCAACGGCCCCGGTTCATGCCATGACATCGTGCCTGTTCCTCCCCGCTGCTATCTCGGTTACGCGACATGGGTGACGGAGAGAATGGGATTGCCCGAAAGCGAAGCGGAGCATGTACGCAAGGCGTTGAAAACACTGGTTGAAGCCGGTTGGCTGTATGCGTTCAAACCGAGTGTGTGGCGTATGCCTACGATGTGGCAGCTCGTATTCAATGACCGGTACGAGCCGGATATTAAAGAAGCATTGAAGGTGTGGGAGACCGGCGACAAGTGGGACTGGCATGTCTGCAATTGTGATTGGTTCAATCAGAATATGTTTCACCTGCATTATTTCGACCGGGGTCGAAAGGTGTATGGGAGTGCGCGCGAGGCCGCTCATGCCGTCACCTATCGGGGATGGGTCAAATATCTCAAGTGAGGCTGAAGCCTATGCAAGGGAATGCTTGGGGATATGAGGAACGGTAAAATATTATCGCCTTTTGAACGGCAATAGCAATATGGCCCGGTTTCCTATCCTCCCTTGAACGGGATGGCACGCGCACCAGCGGGTGACTGTTCGGAAACCGGGCCATAAACGACATTTACAGTATACGTGACAGCCCGTACCGTCATGCCGGTATATCCTGATACGCGAAAACCGCCCCTCCGTCCAGCATTACTGCCGGGGGAGGGGCGGTGGTGTTTATTCGCTGCGGCTACTTACCGGCCATACGTACCGGGTTGTATGCGACTCCGAATCCTGCGGCGATGATGCCTGCGGCGGTACTGATGAAACCGCCGATTTCGGGGGAGCCGAAGCTTATGAACCCGAGTCCGATGACCGAGGCGACGAGCGTGGCCACGTAGATGACGGTGCGCACCGTGTCATTGAATACGGGCGTGTACGGCGTGGCCGTATGGTCGGGAATGTTGTTCGTGCCGGTTTCCGTGGTTTCTTCGAGTTGGGTGTCCAACGTGTTGTCGGTCATGTTTTTGCTCCGATCATTGATGTGGTGATGCCGCCATCGGGGGTGACGGCGGCATCGGTTTGGGTTAGCGGCAGGTCACTGTGTCGCCCACGTAGTAGACGTTGATGTTGCCGGAGGGTACCGTGCACTGGGTGACGTTGTAGCCGTGGGATGTGGCGAACCCCCACACGGTGTCGCCCCACTGGAGGACCTTGGAGACTCCGTGGGACGGCGCGGGAGTGGCAGTAGAGCCGCCGCCGTAGGTTACGACATCGCCCACGTAGTAGCGGTTGATGTCACCGCTCGGCGTATGCCACGCGGACAGGGGCCAAGCATCATAGGCGACGGCGAGTCCCCAGATGGTTTCTCCCCATTGCATGACGTGGCTGATGCCACCCGTGTTGGTGTCGGCCGGGGGAGTGCTCGGCTGCACGGGCGCGGGCGTTGCCGGGGCCGGGGCTGTGGAGCCGCCGGTGGGGTTGGCGTACAGATCCCACTGCCATGCGTCGCCACGGAACAGGTTGAGGTCGATTGGACTCCACGTGTTGACGACACCGGTGCCGGAGTACTGGCGCATGGCCTCGCCGTATGCGCCGATCATCCACGGGTTGGCCTGGTAGCCGGTCGGGCTCATGTTCGCGTACTGCGCGATCCACAAACCGTAGTTGGCGCGGATGTCGCCGGGGATGGTGCCGGCCACGGGGCCGGTGTAGAGCAGCGGCTTGACGCCGTTCGCATTCCGCCATGAAGCGGCGTACCCAGTCCCAGTTGCCCCACGCCGGATTATCGTCCATCTCCCAGTCAAGGGCGACGATGCCGTGACGCCAATAGTTCGACGTGTTGCGATAGAAGAATTGGGCTTCCGCCTCCGGGTTGCCGCCCATCGCGTAGTGATACAAACCGAATTTCTTGCCGGATGCCTGCGCCTGGTAGATCATGCGGTTGGCGTCCGTGTTGACGCCGGACACCAAGCAGTTGTTGTTGACTTGCCCGGTGCCCCATGTGGTGCCGACCACGATAAAATCGGCCTGCATGTTGTACACGTCCGCGCCGCACTGCCAGTTGCTCATGTCCACGCCCTGCATGTCCGCGTGCGCGGTCGCCGGGAGCAGCATCATACAGACGGTGGCGACTAGGGCCGTGATCTTGGCGAGCAGACGCTTCCACCACGGCTTGTCCTTGTTTTTAACCAATTTTTCCCCTTTCTCTGAGGTGAATATTGTTTTGTGGCCCACGGTCGTGGGTCAGGACTGTCGTGGCGCTATCGGCGCGGATTGGATGTCATTGTTGAGCGATGTCCCGTGGCCGTTGCCGCCCAGGCTGTGATAGCTGTCGTAGAGGCGTTGGGAGCGTGATTTGAGGTCCTCGTCCGCCACTCCGTCGTGCTCGATGACCATTTCGCGGCGCAGGTCCTCCAACTGGCACAGCAGGAGCTCGCGCAGCCCGTTGACCATGGCTTTGCCCCACCGCCACATCAGGCCCAAAACCGTGGCCACGCCGCCACAGATAAAAGGCACGAGCCAATCGACGACGTGAGTGAGCAAAGACATGGAAAAGCTCCTTTACGGTGGGAAAAACCCACACGTTCGTCCCCGTTGGATAGGCCAACGGGCGTGTGGGTTTTTGGAGGTTGAAAATGCTGTTACGAGAGTTTTGGAACGGCCGGTTTTGGCCGTACTGCATGGCGAATCTGCGTGAGTCCACGTGTGTCGGCTATGAGTCGGCGTGGCGGTTGCACGTGGCCCCGAGGTTCGGCGCAATGCAGATGGAATCGATAAGCGTTGAATTGGTGGACAAGTGGCTCGTCGGGTTCGCCAGTTCGGGCGCGGCGCGCAAGGCATGGGCCGTACTACGCGCGATACTGAGGCGGGCTATCCGCTGGAACCTGTTGGACGTGGACATCACCAGACGCGACATCCAACTGCCGGCCAAACCTCATTACGAGCCGCGAATATTGACCATCCGCCAGCAGCGCACGCTGTTGCGGGGCTTTTACGGTCATCTGCTTGAGGCGTGGCTTATCTGCGCCGTCTCATGCGGGCTCCGCACCGAAGAAGGATACGGGCTCGAATGGGGCGACCTCGA